GAACTTAAAACAGGCAAACAGGGAAGCGTTAGGTACACAACAACCTGTAGTGGTATGGCACATGCCTAATACACCATTAGCAGATAGCAAAGTAGTTCTAGACTGGTATTACTTTAAAAGCTTGTTACTAAAAACCAGAGAGCCTGTGACCTCTAATCCCGACAGAGAGTTTAAATGGAAAGTCCAGCGTATGGTCGATAGCGCAAAGGCTGTGCTGAAAGAATTGAAACAAGAATGAAGAAGCTAAATCGGTTAATTGATAAATATAAAATATCTTTCAAGCCGCCACCAGCTTCGACAAGGTTTAAGGTAAAGTTTAGTTTCCATGTAACAAATAAATATATTAAAAAGAAAGGCAAGAAAAATGAATCTAAATCTTAATCTTCCATATGTTAAAACAGCAAAGGAATTGGAAAATGAATCTAACTCCCAGACAACTCTGAATATTATTATCTTCATGCTCTCCGCTACGTACAAAGAAGGTATTGAAGGCCAGACTCGCAGGATCTACGGAAGATTACAAGCTAAATTAGAACAAGCTTTAGAAAATAAAGTTGAAACTATCGAATTGGAAAGTGCAGAAGTAGATATGATTAGGAATGTTTCTAAAACCAAAACTCCAGTCACATGGTCAAAGTGGGTACTGGTACTCGAAGACGAACTTAGCAAAGATCAAAGTAACTAAAACTATGAGCATGAGGGGTGTAGCTTACCGCCCCTCTTAAAACAAATATGACAAGAGTAAAATCCTTGAAATATGAAGTTGAGAAATCAGGGAAGGGATATATACATAGAACCCACAGATCTAAGAAGAATAGGAACTATATCCATCCAGTTGATCTATCAGCTAGAAGAGATAAGCGGAAGAGAATAGAAGAATTAAGAGAAGAAGAGCTGGATTTAGATTCAGTCTAAACTAAATGTCCAATCCAAATGCTAGAGGAAAATTAGGGAATAAAGGTGGTGGTCGTCTTGGTTATACCTATGAAAGAGATCAACTTATGAGATTAAGGAAGATTGCTGATCGAGGCATTGCTTTAGTAGAAGCCATTATGAAAGGGAAAGTGACTGACGCTGAGGTTACTAAATATCAGAGAATAGAGAAAGCTTTTCTTAAGGCTTTGGATAAATTACAAGCGAATAAAAACGATCACACTACTCAAGGTGAAAAATTAAATCCAATACCTATTTATGGTGGGCTTTCAGGACACAACAGCGACCAAAAAGATATTTCAACTGAAGAAGAGAATTAGAGCCGTCAGTGGAGGCACTTCAGCTTCAAAGACTATTTCGATCCTGGTTTGGCTTATTGATTACGCACAAACTACTGAAGGGGAAATAATTACTGTGGTTGGAGAATCCGTACCACACATGAATTTAGGAACTATTCGCGATTTTCAAAGCATTATGGTGGCTCAAGGTTACTGGGATGATACCAAATGGGCGAATAATAAATACACTTTTGAAGGTGGTTCAATCCTAGAATTTATAAGCTTTGACAAATTTGGTAAGGCACATGGGCCACGTAGAGATGTCTTGTATTTAAATGAAGCGAACAATTTACCATATAACATCGTTGACCAGCTTATTACTCGTACTAGAAAAATAGTTTGGATGGACTGGAATCCTAGTGAGGAGTTTTGGTTCTATACCGAAATGCTTGGTAAGAGATCTGATATTGATTTTATGGGTGATGGCGGTAATTTCCCGCCACTAACCTATTTAGATAATGAAGCAGTGGATGAGGTTACTAAGTTTGAAATTGAATCTCATAAACATGATAAGAACTGGTGGCTAGTCTATGGGCAAGGGAAATTAGGTGAAGTAGAGACTAGAATTTATAAAGGATGGCAGATTATTGATGAGATTCCACATGAAGCAAGATTAGAAACTTACGGGCATGATCATGGTTACTCGCATGATCAAGCGGCAGGGGTAGCTATCTACTATTACAACGGTGGCTATATCTTTGATGAGGTTATGTACCAGAAGGGCTTATCAAACAAGAACGTAGCCGATATTTATTTAAGTTTACCGTTAGCTCCGATCTATCCAGACAGTGCTGAACCTAAATCGAATGATGAATTATCTAGCTATGGCTTAACAATCATTCCAGCCCCAAAGGGTAAGGACTCTGTCAACTTCGGTATCAAATTCTTACAAGGTAAAAAGATATCGGTCACGAAGAGATCCACGAACTTATTAAAAGAATATCGGAACTATGTTTGGGAAACTGATAAGGATGGACGTATCTTGCCAATACCAATTGGAATCAATGATCACTTGATGGCTGCTGCTCGATATGGCATGTCACCAATGATTGCCAGAGATGATGCCAATGAAGAAGATCAAGCTGAAAGATTAAGGACGAGATTAAGAAACCAAGTTAATACAGCAAAATGAAGATAATAAATAAATACCCACCTAATTATTCGGACATAGAAAAGCGGTTTGATTTAAGAGGTCGAAAGCCAATCTTTGCTTATGGTGAAGTGCTTTACAATCCACACGGGGTTAGTATTGATCCGTCTTTCATTGTTCACGAAGAAACTCATCAAAAACAACAGGCTAAGATAGGTGATGTTGAAGAGTGGTGGAGATTATATCTAACTGATGATAAATTCATGTTGGCTCAAGAAGTTGAGGCTTATCAAGTTCAGTACGAATGGGCGAAAGAAAATATGGCTCGACCTCAACGTAGAGCGTTATTGAAGTTTATTAGCCAAGTTTTAGGTAGTCCTATGTATGGAAGTTTAGTGACTGTCGATGAGGCCAGAGAGTTAATCTTAGGAGAATTAGAAATTGCCTAGTATTAAAGAACAAATTAAACAAATCAATCAAGGTAAGTTAGCTATGGAAGTTAAGAGGTTTATTCAAGACCACCAACTTGAAGTTGATGAGATGTATATATGTTTTCGAAAAAAAGATCTATTTTTTGAAGCTAAATATGCCAAGACTAAATGATCCAGAACCAATCACAGATAGCAAAGGCAAGGTACTCTACGATAATGAACTTGATCGTGTGAAAAAGATGTATGGTTTCAAGGATCATCACCCCATCAATTCTGATCTTAGTGAAGATGAGCGATTAGAAAGACACTTTGCTCGAATTAAACATAAGAGGAACCGCGCAAAATAATGGAATCATTCGATCTAACCGAGAGTGAACAACAACTCATGCGGATCATTCGTAGCCTTAAACCCTTTCAGCGCATTGAAATTATGGCTGATGGTGAAGCTAGGCCAGGTGTTTATGTCGTAACTGAAACATCAAAGCGTATGGTATTCCCAAATAAACAGGTTTTTATTCAGATAAAGTCAAAACACTTGCAATCTTCTGATTAATTTGCTATAATTTACTCAACTTAATACCTAGCCACTCATACCAGAGGGCCAATCATCACGATTGGGCCTCTTTTTTCGTATGGAAAACAACGCAAACAAATTATTATTCACCGCATTGGATCAGCTTGAAAAGGATTACACAAAATCCATAACTATAGCTGATGGTCTTACTTTAGATTACCAAAATCGCTTGAAGATGGTGGAATTTTATATCAACTCGCGCTATCTAAACCAAGAAGGTGATGAGTTTGATGTTCCATTTATGAACGAGGTGAATGCCAATGCTGATCTTTCGAAAGTCGCTACTGATTTTGATACTAAAGATATTGTGGCTGAGGCTGATGATGGAGATAACTTTGATATTTCCCTGACCTTTAACAAAGAAATCTATCAGTGGATGAAACGCACGAACTTTGCCATGACTTTGAATGACATGAACTCTACTCGTGTTGATTATGGACTGGCCTTGGTTGAAAAGGTCATGCAAATAATCGATGGCAAGATGGAATTAACTATAGCAATTCCTGAACTTCAAAACGTTCAGTTCGATGCGTCTAATATCTTAGGCCGACCGATCATCCAAACTTTATACTTCGCACCTGCTGAATATTCAGAGAAAATGGACGTTTGGAAGGATGTTAAAACTGTCTTGAAAATGAAGCGATCTGAGTATTCAGAAAACGATGATGGCCAAATCATTGTGAAGAAACTTACTGGTAAATTCCCTGTCGCTTTTTTCAAGGAGATGGAAGAGGAAGAAGTGGATGAGGAAGATAACTATATCTATGCGCGATATTGTTTTTACATTACATGCCTAAATGGCAAAAAGCTTTATAGCTATGGCTACGAAGAAGACGAGAATCCATACAAATTACTAGCATGGAAAAAACGAGCTAAGAGACCACCAGTAGGTGTGATCGAAGATGGTTTGCACTCTCAGATTTGGACCAATGATGTTATTCAAAAAGAGCATGCATGGTTTGAACTTGCTTCTAAATGGGTAGGACAAACTGCTTCCAAGAAACTTAAGGGCAGAAATATTCTCTCTGAAACTGATAACGGCACTATCTTAGAGCATGAACCTGACAAGCCAATTACGACCTTGAGCATGATTGCTTCTGCAGTACCAGAGTTCCAAAGCTTACTTGATAAGTGGGGTAAGCAATATGACCGCAGCGTAGCTATTACCGATGCTGCTCGTGGTGAGAACCCACCATCTGGTCAGGCATTTAGATTACAAGCAATGGTGCAACAGCAATCAACTTCCCAGTTTGATCATAGACGTGAAGAAATGGGTATCTTCATAGTCGAGTTGTTTAATGATTGGATCTTGCCTTACATCGCCAAAAAACTGAACAAGGCTCATATTTTAGCTTCTGATTATAACGCAGAAGAATTAAGACGAATGGATGAAAACTATGGCAACTATCACGCTAATGAATGGTTGAAGAGTAAGGTGCTGAATAATAAAGTTGCTACTCAAGATGAGTATGAGGCTATGAAACAGGCTCGAAAAGATTTTGTCAGCAATACCAAAGAGAAAAGATTCTTAGACATTCCTAAAAACTACTACAAAGACTTCAAACCGAAAATCACTATTGTTACAACTGGTGAACAGAAGAACAAAATGGCTGTTATGGAAACTTTGTCTAATGTATTAAGTCTTTACATGACTAACCCTGCTGCTTTCCAACAAGATCCTGTTGCTTCACAAATCCTGTCTTTGATCCTTGAAAGATCTGGAGCTGGTATTTCACCTGTAACTTTGGGCTTAGGCCAAAATAAGCAGGTAGCAACACCAGGAGCTTTGCCTAATGGTGGCGGTGCTGCTCCAGCCTCAACCTTACCGAATCCAGCAAAATTAACCCCACAAGCTGTCCAAAATGAACGAGCGATTGCTTAGGCAATTCTATGCCGATAAGAATTTGAATAATGAAGTCTTTGAGTTCTTAATGCTCGCTGGTCGAGAATTGGCAGCCGATGATGCTTTCGAAGGGGAAGATACTAAGGGTTACAAAGAAGTGGGAAGAATATTAGAAAAGGCTTGGGATAAGTTAGATCAAATGTTTGAGGTAGAGAAGCCACCTACCAAAATTAATACCGCTAAATAATATGGCAAAATCATCAATACAATTTGCAACTAATAGTAAAAATAGTTCAGTGGGTAAAACTACTCAACACGCTATAAATGATTTGGCTGTGGTTAGTAATCAGACCATCCAGCAAGCAATGAATACTTATGCTGCGACTACTGGTAGAACTATTCAGGATGCTGCTAATGCCAAAGCTGGCACGACTGGTCTATCTATTCAAGATGCAATGCTGACTATAGCGGCTTTGTCATTAAACTAAACCAAATGGATAAAACTAAAAAGAAGAAAAAGAAAAAAGGTTACTAAGCCATAGCTGGTTGGTCTGGGCAAGTCCCAGGGCAACCAAGTGTCGCTTAGACACTAATTAATGGTCAATCTAAGACCAATCAAAAGGATAACATGTCTGAACAAGACAATGAGGAACTCGACTCTAAAAACGAGACGTCAGAAGAAGACGATAACACTGAAGACATCGAAGAAGTAGAAGGCGCAGATGCCGACGAAACTGAGGATGAAGATAAGCCCAAGTATACAGAGACAGAAATGAAACTGTATGCACGGACTAAGAAAGCCGAAGCCGAAGCCCGAAAGCTCAAAAAGCAATTAGCGGAAAAGGATGAGGCTGCGAAACCAAAAATTAAAACAGAAACAAAAACTCAAGAATCGTCTGATTCCGTAGATGAGAAAATATTACGAGAGACTAAGGGTTATGACGATGATGCGATGGATGAACTTAAGTTCATAGCTGCACGTGAAGGTATTTCCATTTTCGCCGCACAGCATAGCAAGCGTTTTGCTACTTATCAAAAACAGGCGGATGAAGAAAAGAGAAAAGCTGAAGCGTCAGCAGGTGGATCTAAGGGGTCTGGTCGCAAAAAGTCAGAGCCTAGTTTCTCTGATCCAAATCTCACCGAGGAACAACATCGAAAGATGGCGGAAGACAAATACGGCGTTAGATAGGTTCTAGGGTATGAAAGGGTTACTAAAATGGGTTTAGGAACATCCCACGAATCGGCAACTACACTTGATGTGTACTTGCCAGAAGTCTGGGGCGAAAGGGTCAACGAACTCTTACGCACCAAACTTGTTCTAGGCAATTTCTTCACTGATCGATCGTCTGAATTGGCGGCTGGCGGTGACGTATTGCACACACCAAATATTGGTGAAATGGCTGCTAACAGCAAAACAAACGGTTCAGCAGTGACATTGAACGCTCCAACCGATACTAAAATCGATTTGTCAGTGGATCAATGGTATGAAGTTTCTTTCTTGATTGAAGATAAGCAAGCTGCTCAAGTCAAACAGAGCTACTACCTACAGAAAAAATATATGTCCAATGCGGCATATACTGTAGCGAAAAAGCTTGAAGTTGCTTTGGCTTCGTTGTTTATCGGGTTTGCAAACGTCGTAGGTGGATCAGTTACCAACGTCCAAGATTCAGACATCCGCAAGGCTATCGGAATCTTCGAAGGTGCTGATAATGATCCTTCAGACGGAGCATTCTTCTTTGACACTAAAGTATTTTGGAATCAACTCCAGAATATCGACAGATTTGCTCTTGCGATTAATTCGCCAGTGCAAGATCCAGTGGCAAAGAGACCACAAGCTACGCTTTACGGTTATCCAGTCTGGCTGTCTAACAGCATTCAGGTAATCTCAGGTGCAGTCGGAGTCGGAGGCGGAGGCACAGGACGTGCAAACGCTTTGGCTTCGAAAGATGCATTGCATTGGGCACGAGCCTCATTGCCTTCAACTGGCAAGAGCGTTACTGGCTCAATGGGCGTAAGAATGCAGACCAACTACATTGCTGAATACCTTGGATTCCTTACAACCGCAGACTTAGTCTACGGAACTATCGAAAACCGAGACGTTGCAGGCGTGTACATCAAGTCAGCACTCTCCTAAAAACGATTAACAAATTTTTAATTGTCTTAATTGGGTGGGGCGTAAGCTCCCTAACCCAATTAGGCTTACAGGCAATTACATGGCAGAGCCAAAACGAACTGGCAAAACGACCATTGATTGGTCGAATATGAAAAAAGAATCCACCACGATTGATAGGGATGGAAATGTTATTGATTTGCCACCAGAGCGCCCTAAAACCTTGCAGGATTTAATCAGGCGCAGAAATGCAAGGATGGGACGTACATGAAAATATATTTTACAAACTCAATGCTTGAGGCTTGTTGGTTTGTGCGTGAGTATATTCCGATGGTTGCGGGTGGATGGGATGGAGACAGAACATCTCTAATCAAAAATTATAGATCAGCCAATTCTATGGCCACCCATGCCTATCAAGCGATGGAGCAAACCGATGTAGTTGTTTTCCATAGAGCCAATGATGATCGAGCGTTTAATGTTGCAATCGAGCTTAAGAAGCTAGGCAAGAAGATTGTCTATGACAATGACGATACTTACAAGAATTTTGTAGGTTTAGAAAGGCATTTACTTAAGCGATTAGAATACGTAGACAAATGGACAGATCAATTCATCAAGATTGCTGATTTAGTTACCTGTTCAACTGAGTTTCTAGCTGAAGAGTATCGTAAGTTGAATAAAAATGTGCTGGTCTTGCCTAATTGTGTTGAACCAAGTGACTGGCCAGATGAGCCCCAACGTAATACCAATGGCAAGGTACGAATTGGTATTGTCGGATCAGCAGGTGCTAACCAAGATTTTGAACCAATACAGGATATTTTACCTAAACTCTGTCAGCGTGATGACGTTGAGATAGTGTTATTCGGTTTGCCACCAAAGACCAATGATAAGGTTATTCGAATGTATAAAAAGGAATTTGATTTCTGGGATAAGTTGAAGATTGAATGGCAACCATTCGTAGGGATTCAAGATTATATTGAAACCCTAGATAATCTGAAATTAGATTTGATGCTCATCCCACGCAACGATGACTACTTTAATCGCTGCAAGAGCAACTTGAAGTTCTTAGAAGCTTCTATGTTGGAGATTCCTGTTATCTGTCAGGGTTTCCCTGATAGAAAAAGTCCCTATGAAATAAATCCTTTGGATAGAAAATTTACCAATGTTATAACAGATAATTCTCAATGGGAAGATATGATAAACGCTTGGATAACGCCACAAGCAAAAGAATTAAGACGTTCACATGGTAAAGCAGCTAAACAATACGTTCTAGAGAATTACGACATTAATAAGCACATAGAAAAATGGGAAGAAGCTTACCAGAACTTACTATCATAATTCCACATCGGATGCATGAGAAGCCAGATTTCACCATAGAAGCATTGAAGCAGTCTAGTTACCAAGATTTTAAAGTTGTAGTTGTGCCAGACCAGGGCAAGGGCGCGAACTGGGCTAGGAACGAAGGATTTAAACAGTGTGATACCGAATTTGTTCTCTTTTCTGACAATGACATCCAGTGGACCATCAATGGCATTAAGAACATGATCGATTGTTTGAAAGCTCACCCAGAAGCTAGTTACTGCTACGGAACTTACAAGATCGAGTATTACACAGTTTCTCACGAAGAGTTTGATCCTGAATTACTGAAACGACATAACTATATCTCAACGATGAGTCTGATCCGAGCGAAAGATTTCCCTGGCTTTGATGAAAATATCAAGAGATTACAAGACTGGGATTTATGGTTAAACCTTTTGATTAATCACAACAAGATTGGTGTCAATTGCGGCAAGGTAGTGTTCCATACTCCAGTTCGAGAGGGAATTACCAAAGACAATTCATTCACTGAACTAGATGCGGTCAAGGTTATCAAAGAAAAATATCATTTAGAACATATCCAATACCCATGAAATTATTTATATCACCCCATAACGACGACGAGACACTATTCGGAGCATTTACCTTGCTTCGAGAGCATCCATTAGTATTAGTAGTTACAGATTCATATATCCAATTTAATAGAGGTGATGGAATCAGTGCTAGACAACGACGCGATGAAACGATTGAAGCGATGCATATTCTAGGTTGCTCAACCTTTTTTGCAGGGCTTAGAGATGATCAATTAGATGAACAATCACTAAGGAAATTGTTTGAAAGTTTAACTGGATTTGAAGAAGTGTATGTGCCAATGCCTTATCAAAACGGTAATCCTCATCACAATCTTATAGGTCAGATAGCAAGTGTTATTTTGCCTCATACAACTTTTTATGCCACTTATACCAAAGATAACTTATATAAGACAGGTAAGACAGAAATTGAACCGAAACCTGATGAATTGGAGCTTAAATTTAGGGCGTTGCAGTGTTATAAAACACAATTAAATTTACCTAGCACTAGACCTCACTTTGAGGCAGTACTAGGAAGGAGTGAATGGTATGCGTAGTTTAATAATAGGAATGGGTCAGGTAGGTACAGCCTTGGCAGAGGTCTTGAAGGATTACAAGCCTATAACAGTTGGATTGGACGTTAAAGAAACTGTAGAGCATATAGATATAATGCATATTTGTTTTGGATATACAGATGAATTTGAATCAGAGGTTAATAGATACCAAGAAAAATATCAACCACAATATACTGTCATTCATTCCACAGTCCCAGTGGGTACTTCGAGAAAATTAAATGCCATCCATTCACCTATAGTAGGCATTCATCCACATCTCGCACCAAGCATGAAAACTTTTATTAAGTTTCTGGCTGGTGAGCAGGCATCAGAAGTAGCTGACTATTTCCGACGAGCTGGTTGTAAGGTTTATCTATTTGATAAGCCAGAGACTACTGAACTCGCTAAGCTTTCTCAAACTACTTTCTACGCAATGACCATAGAGTATGTCAAAGACTTGAAACGAGAATGCGATAAATTGGGGCTGTCATTTTCCGAAGTTTATACCATTCCAGCAATGGATTACAACCGAGGATATGAACAGATGGGTTTACCAGAGATTAAGATTCCGCTTCTTAATCCAATTATGAAAAAGCAGGGTGGGCACTGCACTATCCCGAATTGTGGACTTTGGGATACTGAATTTACAGAATTTATTAAACAACAAAACATGAAAGGATCAAATGAATAATTGCGAACTATGCTCGTTTAACAATCCAAAAGCAACAGTAACGGCTATCGCTATCCGAGATAACAAAGTGTTGTTATTGAAACGAAATGAGGAACCGTTTAAGGGGATGTGGGATTTTGTCGGGGGCTATATGCAAGCTGATGAATTACCAGAAGAAGCTCTAAGACGAGAGATTAAAGAAGAGTTGGGGGTAGATGCAACACTTACATATATCAAGCCAATGTACGGCAGTGCTGTTTGGAAAGATGAGGCCTATCCAATTCTTAGCCATTTTTATCTAGTGGAATTGATCGGTGATATTACATTGAATGACGAAAATTCTGATTATTGTTGGATGCCACTTGATAAGCTTGAACCGAGTGAGATTGCCTTCGATTCAAACATGATGATGGCAAAGGAACTTAATC